TATATCCGGTACGACAGATGGTCAAGGATCTAAAGGAGCTTTACACGGATTAACTAAATTTAGTATGGAAGATGCACCTTCTAATACTTTTTTTCTAGAGTATATAGCTCGACCACAAACAGCAGAAATATTTTTTGAAGACGTATTAATGGCATTAGTATTTTACGGTATGCCGCTTCTTGCAGAGAATAATAAACCAAGACTTTTATATTATTTAAAAAGAAGAGGATATAGAGGTTACTCAATGAATAGACCAGATAAAACCGCAAACAAATTGTCTGTAGCAGAAAGAGAAATAGGTGGTATACCTAACTCATCGGAAGATATAAAACAAATACATGCTGCAGCAATTGAATCATATATTGATAAATACGTAGGATTACAAGAAGATGGAAGCTATGGCAATATATATTTTAACACAACATTGAATGATTGGTCTAAGTTTAATATAAACAACAGGACTAAACATGATGCGGCTATAAGTTCAGGGCTTGCAATTATTGCAAACAACAGACACTTATATGAACCAAAACAACAAAGACAAACAAAAACATTGGACTTTGGATTTAAAAAATACAACAATCAAGGAAACATTTCAAAAATAATAAAATAAATGGATTCATCATCAACAGGTATATTCCCCTCACAAGCAGTTCCAAGTGCAGAGAAAGCAGGTAGCGCATATGGTTTAAGCGTTGCTAAAGCAATTGAATCTGAATGGTTTAAAAGAGACTCGGGATCAACTAAGTATTATGCTAATAGAGATAACTTTCACAGGTTAAGATTATATGCAAGAGGAGAACAATCAATACAAAAATATAAAGATGAATTGTCTATAAACGGTGATTTATCATATTTAAATTTAGATTGGAAGCCAGTGCCAATTATACCTAAGTTTGTAGATATAGTTGTAAATGGTATTGCTGAAAGGACATATGATATAAAAGCATATTCGCAAGACCCAGCTTCTATACAAAAAAGAACAGCATACATGGAGTCTATCCTAAAAGATATGCGTACAAGGAATTTTTCAGAATCTCTTCAAGAACAATTTGGTATTAACATATTTGAAAATGACCCAGATTTGTTACCGGAAAACGATGATGAATTACAATTGCATATGCAATTAAGCTATAAAGATTCTATCGAAATAGCAGAAGAAGAAGCTATTAATAATGTTTTTGATCATAATAAATACCATTTAATAAAGAAAAGATTAGATTATGATATAGCAGTTATTGGTATGGCCGCTGTTAAAAATGAATATACAACCTCAGAGGGTATAAACGTGAAATATGTAGATCCTTCTGATTTAGTTCACTCTTATACAGATTCACCTTATTTTGACGATATTTATTATGTTGGTGAAATAAGAAGAGTGTCTGTGGTTGATCTTAAAAAACAATATCCAGAGTTAACAGATGAGGATATTAAAAAACATATTGAAAATCAAGGTAGCAGCACTAAGCTATATAATAAAGCATACCAAACAGCAGACTCGGAAGATAATGCTTATGCTTATATATTGTATTTTGAATACAAAACTTATAAAGATCAAGTACATAAAATAAAGGAAACCTCAACGGGGGCAGAAAAATCAATTCAAAAAGCAGATACATTTAATCCTCCTAAAGATGAAAGGTCAAGATTTAAAAAAGCTAATAGAACAATTGAAGTAATATATGAGGGTGCAAAAATAGTAGGGTCTGATGTATTATTAAAATGGCAGCTAGCTGAAAACATGACAAGGCCAAAGTCTAATACAGTCAAAGCTCAATTTAGCTATAATATAGTAGCACCTAGAATGTATAAAGGTAAGGTTGAATCACTTGTTAGTAGAATGACTACATTTGCGGATATGATTCAATTAACACATTTAAAACTACAACAAGTATTATCAAGAATGGTTCCTGACGGTGTTTATTTAGATGCAGATGGTATTGCTGAAATAGATTTAGGTAATGGAACAAACTATAATGCGCAAGAAGCTTTAAATATGTATTTTCAAACAGGTTCTGTTATAGGTAGATCAATGACTCAGGACGGCGAATTTAATAATGGTAAAGTTCCAGTTCAAGAATTACAATCCTCAGGGGCTAATGCAAAAATATCAAGTTTAATAAATTCGTATAACTATTATTTACAAATGATAAGGGATGTGACCGGACTAAATGAAGCAAGGGATGGTTCAACACCTGATAAAAACGCTTTAGTAGGTTTACAAAAATTAGCAGCTGCAAATTCAAATACAGCAACAAGGCATATATTACAAAGTGGATTATATCTTACTCTTAAAACAGCAGAAGCAATTTCTCTTAGAATATCCGATGTATTAGAGTTTGGCCCAACTAAAGAATCGTTTATACAAAGCATTGGTAAATTTAATGTAGCTACATTAGATGAAATGTCACAATTACAAATGCATGATTTTGGAATATTTTTACAATTAGCGCCAGATGAAGAAGAAAAGCAATTACTTGAAAACAATATTCAAATGTCTTTACAAAAAGAACAAATTAATTTAGAAGACGCAATTGATATAAGAGAGATTAAAAACCTTAAGCTAGCGAATCAACTGCTTAAGTTAAGAAGAAAACAAAAATTTGAACAGGATAGAGCTATTCAGCAAGAGAATATTCAAATGCAAACGCAATCAAATTCTCAAGCCGCTCAAGCTGCTGCCCAAGCAGATGTTCAAAAACAACAAGCAATTACTCAGAGTAAAGCTCAATTAGCACAAGTTCAGTCGCAACTTGCTACTCAAGAACTTGAAAAAGAAGCGGAAATTAAAATGATATTAATGCAAAAAGAATTTGAATTGAATATGCAACTTAAAGACGCTGATTTAAATGTAATTAAAGATAAAGAGAAGTATAAAGAAGATAGAAAAGATGACAGAACAAAAATACAAGCATCTCAACAGTCTGAATTAATAGATCAAAGAAAAAATAATAAACCACCAAAAAACTTTGAATCAGCAGGATTTGATAGTTTAGGAGGCTTTGGATTAGAGCAGTTCGATCCAAGATAATAACTAAATAATAAAAAAATGAGTAAAGTAGCAAAAAATGATTGGACTGGTAGTATAAACGGTTCAGCATATTCAACAGCAAGTTCAGCTGCAATAACACCAACATCAGGAAATGTATGGATAGCAATAACAATGCTAACAGATACTGTTTTTGATAGTGCAAGTGGATTAGTTGCAGAAAGCGCAACAACATATGTTAATACAGAAGGTATTGGAGCAGGGGCTGCAGGCTTAGTTGTTGACAGTGTAACATTCCCAAAAGGAGTAACAATTTATGGTCGTTGGACTGAAATTGATGTTGCTTCAGGAACTATCGTTGCATATCAAGGTATTTAAAGGTATACGTATTCTTGCCTTATTAAAAGAGTACAAATAATTATATTATATTATGTCAGAAGAAACACAAGTAAAAATTGTAGAAGATGAAAATCCATCAACTGCAGAACAAGAAACCAAAGTGCTCAAAAAAATGGGTGCTGATATAGGTGAAGAATCTATTACTAAAGTAGATTTAAGACAAACTAAAGAAGAAACAGATGCCGTTCAAGAACAAAGCACAGATGAAAGCGTGCCACGCGGAAGCAGCACGGATGAAAAAACTGGGGAAGAAGCCAAAGTGGAATTGCAAGAAGTACAGCAAGAAGAAAGCCAATTAACTTTAGAAGAGGTAATTGACGAAGAAACTAAGGAAGAACCTAAAGAAGATCCTGTACAGGAACTTAAAGAAGAAATAGAAGAAGCTGTTCAAACATCACAAGATACAGCTGTAGAGTTACCAGAAAACATTCAAAAGGTTGTAGATTTTATGAATGATACTGGTGGAACGTTAGAAGATTATGTAAAAATTAATCAAGATTATTCTAACACAGATGATTCAACTTTATTATATCAATATTATAATCAAACTAAATCGCATCTTACAAAAGATGAAATAGATTTTTTAATTGAAGATAATTTTTCATTTGATGATGAAATTGATGAACCAAGAGATATTAAGCGAAAAAAACTCGCTTATAAAGAAGAGATTGCAAAAGCAAAAATTCATTTAGAAGGATTGAAAAGTAAATACTACGAGGAAGTCAAGTTGGGTTCTAAGTTAACTTCAGATCAACAAAAAGCAATTGAGTTTTTCAATACCTATAACACCGAACAATTAACACAGCAAAACCTACAGGAAAAGCAAACCGCTCATTTTAATAATGAATCAAAAAAAGTTTTTACAGACGAATTCAAAGGTTTTGAATTTAAAGTCGCAGATAAAAAATATAGATTCAATGTTAAAGATAAGCAACAAGTTCAAGATAGACAAGCAAATATATTAAACGTACTAGATAAGTTTATCAGTGAAGATAATATGTTAAAAGACGCTAACGGCTATCATAAAGCTCTTTTCGCTGCAGATAATGCAGATACTATTGCAAACCATTTTTATGAACAAGGTAAAACTGATGCTATAAAACAGTTAAACGCAGAATCTAAAAATATAAACATGGATCCTCGTCAAGCTGGCACAGTTGAAGCTGGAGGCTTAAAAGTAAGAGCAATTAGTGGTGATGATAGTTCAAAACTTAAAATTAAACTTAAAAAATAATAATTAAAAATTTCAATATAAAATGGCAGCAATAACTCCATCAGCTGGAGGCTCGTTGAACGCAACGCCAGCACCAGCTAAACAAACTTTGTCAACTAACTACCTATCATTTACAGGTGGTTCAAATGACTGGTCTCAGCAATACCTACCAGATTTATACGAACAAGAAGTTGAAGTATTTGGAAACAGATCCGTAGCTTCTTTCGTAAGAATGGTTGGCGCTGAAATGCCTATGACTGCAGATCAAGTAATTTGGTCTGAGCAAGGTAGACTACACTTACACTACAAAGGTGCAGCAGTAGCTAACACCGGTGTAATTACAATCGCATCTTCAGGAACTCACGCAGTAAGAGTTGGACAAACTATCGTACTTAGCGATAACCAAACTTCTCCTACAGTAATTAAAGCGTACGTTTCTGCAATAGCGAGTGACAACACAACTCTAACAGCAATACCTTATACAGGTGGTGCAACAGTTGGAGCTGTATCAGGTTTCGTAACAACAGATGATGACGGGACAGCAACTTGTGACTTATTCGTGTATGGTTCTGAATTTAAAAAAGGAACATCAGGAATGACAGGTGCAGTAACACCATCTTTC